TTAAAATGTTTGCGCGCAAACATTCCTGGTCCGCTCAACCGCCACCCTATAAAACATTTCAGCCATCTCAATCCCGACAAACCGCCTGCCCACCTGCAGCGCAGCTACACCTGTGCTCCCCACCCCCATCGTATTATCCATGATCAACGCACCAGGTTCGGAATAAGTCTCGATCAAATAAGCCAGCAGCGCCACCGGTTTCTGGGTCGGATGCCGATGATCAGTCTCGGAGGCAAACTCCAACACGGACCGGGGGAAGTTCGCCCATCTCACATGCCGAATCTCACCTGCTTGTTTGCCGTAAATCCTGGCTCGTCCTGGTTTCTTCCATCTATCAACCGCCACCAATCCTTGTGGCCGGTAGGTCATTTTTGTTGTCTTGACCGGAGAAAATACTAAAACATTCTCATGCCCCCTCATCGGTTGGTACTTGGAATTCAAATGCCCGGTTACAGTATTTTTCTTCCAGATCAGTTCATATCTAAACCAATCCATTTTGCTGTTGATCAACTTGGTGGTGAAGGGTTGGCTGGCTGTTAAGATCACACTCCCAGACGGCTTTAGAACCCTTTCATACTCCGCCCACAACCGATCAAACGGAATGATCACATCCCAATCGCAGGCAGTCACACCATAGGGCAGATCTGCGAATACCAGGTCAACGCTGCCGGCTTCGAGTGTGGGCATAACCTCAAGACAATCACCATCATATAAGGTTGCGTTTCCAATATTTTCCATATCTTCACCAATTAGAACAAATAATCTATAATTATTCTAACTCGCAAGTGGTGAAGTGATTCTTAAATCAGGAGAAAACTTTGGTTTACCATTCAGTACCCGACCCCAACAAAACCTACCCCGGCAATATGACCAATTTCGAACTTACAAAGTTCGAGATCCACGATGTTTACTTCACTCCGGATAGTCTAATTGATCACTTGGATGCCACGGTCACCACCTTTTTCCCGCTTGAAATGACCCTTTCTCGCACCGAAGTGATCGGATTCATGGCGAGACAAGGTCTCAATTTTTACTTCAATTCAAAACCGCTTTTCATTGACTTGGTGAACGGCACACCTTACATCCACCATGAAAAATCTCTCTTGACCCGCGATATACTGGAATAAAAAAGACCGCCGTGATGGCGGTCATAATAACCCCCTATTGAAAAGCTACGTTTTTAGTTTCAAATAATCGAGCGCCATATATCCCTGCTGGCCATACAACCGTTTCCAGCCCGCCACACTTCCAGTACCAATATCCACGGATTTTTCGACATTTACCGGCCAGCCAGACACGTATCTCCCTACGATCTTTGAATTGGTCGTCGGCAGTGCCCTCACATTCAGCTCGGATGTGTTGATCACATACTCCACAAACTCGCCGGTGATATCAATGGGTTCATCCACTGGCTCCTCGATTGGCGTTTCATCCTCAGGCGTGACCACCACCAGCAGACCACCAAACAATGCCGAATAGAAACTCACAGGTCCGATCCAGGCATTGAGATCAAGTACTTTCATTTCCATACCAAAATTCTTGCCCTGCGGAATGCCGTCGCCATTGGTACAGCCGTGACTGGCGTATTGCCAGATTAGACACGTGCCTGTCCAACCGGCGGTCTTGACTGCTTTCTTAACACTCTCGGCGGTCTGGCTCTCGTTGTACCACGCACACCACAACGGACGGTCCTTAAACCATGCGCTGAACCAGCTAAGCCAACCAACGGAAGTATAGATGCCGTTGAACTTGCCAGATAGTTGATCGAAACGCTCCAGGAAGGCGCGGGCAGTGATCTGCGCACTCTTTTTGGTGGCGGAATCCGTCAGCGGTTTGGCATAGGCCGGGTTGCCGTTCTCGATATCCAAAAACAAGATACCTTCAAAGTCGCCCTTGAGCGCATTCCAACAAATTTCAGCCTGGATCTTCCCCCATTCCGCGTCAGAAACCCCATCAGCGCCAAAACCCTTGATATGATTGGAGTAATAATCCATATACCAATAGGGGATGCGGTTGACCCTGCTTTTGGATTTCAACCAATTTTCTACAAACTTGGAATCAATCGTACGTCCATACCCAACACGGATGCCTGAAAAGTGTGCATCAACCTTTGTCCAATCAATCGTGCCGTTGAAAAGGCTGACATCGATCCCCTTGATTGCAAAACTTGAATATTTCAGTCCCATAGCAATTTTTCCTCATATCTTTCTTGAATAAGAAATTGCGTACGCTGGATGAGCATCCAGCGTACGCAATCCTCCTACATTATTGATTCTTCAGAATCTGACATATTATTTCCACCAACAGGAACTAAACTAACAATTACAACACCAGAACCACCAGTGGCATTTTGTCCGACCTCCCAAGTTCCACCCAAACCACCGCCTAATCCGTTCGTCCCTGCCCCTCCAGCTATTGTCCTATTTCCAGTGCCACCACCACCTGCACCCCCAGCTAATCCATTGACGCCGGTTTGGTTTCCACCACTCCCACCACCTCCATAACAAATTGAAGCGCCTGTTATTGAATCATAAACGCCGTCTCCTCCTTTTCCCCCTAACGAGGAGTTCCCGGCGCCTCCTGCTTGACCCGCACCACCACCTCCACCACCACCAGAACTAGTATTTCCCCCACCCGGATAACCTGCCGTACCTGCACCGCCAGCAAAACTTCCAGAACCGCCGCCACCGCCACCGTTGCCACCAGAAGACCCGTTTGAATTGGAACCTCCCTTACCCCCACCAATAGCAGTTAACGAATTGATTGAGGAGCCCCCACCGTTTGAAGATACACCGCCTCCTTGTCCGACAACAACTGGATAAGTACCTGCGTGCAACCCAATATTGAATAATTTCTTTACTTCTCCACCGCCTCCGCCGCCGTAAACTCCCCCTCCGCCTCCACCAACTATGAGTATATTAGCCATGCAATCTTCAGTCACGACTAAAGATGAAGAACTCAAAAATGTATGGATTTCGCGTCCATTGGCTTTTGTAATTGCACCACCAGAAGCAACTCCCATTACACTGCCTCCGGATAATAGATCGTGGACGAGATAATGGCCGCATCAGCTCCATGAGTATCATTTGCATCATTCTTCCTGCTAAGCCTGAATTTCAAGTAACTTCCAGGCGATGGGCTTCCAGCTGCTACAACCGGCGTTGAAATCTCAATTTCGACTGGTTTCAAGAAACGCAGAGTAGTCAATGCAGAATATTGTGGCGTACCAAACACCGCTGCATTAAGATCATCACCGGGGTTAATTGCCAAAGCCTCAATTCCAAAAATAGACTGCCCGGTTAAACAAATCTGGTCAATCGTCACCACCTGGGCGCCTTTATCCACTGCAACCTTCAACCCTACCGAGATTATGGCTGCTGTTCCAGACATATCTCCGCAATCCCACTCACAAAGGGTCATCACCCCGGCAGCCAGTGCAGGCACATCAAATGTTTTTACAGGGCTCACACACCCCGCCGAATCATCCAAAACAAGCTGAAGATCACCGGCGTTCGTGGCAATATCTGATTTGATCCATTTATAGATTTTTTTATAAAGATGCAAATCCACACTCGAGATCGCGTGGTACGCTGCGATTCCCGTTGTGAATGCCGCTGCGATGGTGAGCTTTTGTGCAGCTGCACCTTCTTTCATAAGCGAAGTCTCTTGTGCCTGGGTCACATTGGCGTTCGCTGTCCAGGCCACATCGCAGTTATCCAATGAATAAGGTATAGCTTGCACTAATAATTTAGTCCTAAATCCACCTCCAGAATATCTGTCTGGCATTTTGTATAGATTCGAGCTTTCTTCATTTTCACCCTTACCCAATTGCCACTGTTTCCAATTTAACCCGCCATCACCGGCTTTATCTAAACCATAATCACCGGCGGAGGTCGCAGGGGGTTGAAATCCTAAAATATTGATCTGTCCGCGTTGGCAATAAGACCGATAGTCGGATACATCTCCAGCAGCCACGGTGGTATAACCATTGGCTACTATCACCTGCGCAAGCTTAATCTGCCATTTAGTGCCATCCGTTTGAGTGAGCGCCGGTGCTGATGGTGTTATGCCTGGTGTTCCCGTGATAGCCACAATTCCCATTGTATTGTTCACCCAGTCAATCTCTGCAGCGATAATATCGACACGAGAGTTACCTGATGAATTTGAAGCCAACGCGATAGTGTTTTCAGCAGTGTCGTATGCGTATCCACCTTTAATCCACACCGCACCTGTTTTGACCTTTACTTGTTTTCCGCTACTATCTGCGTAAACCTGATATTCATTCGCAAATCCAAAAATTACACCATCAGGTTTCCAAAGCCTCGCCATCCTGGACCATTGCCCCGTCATTACCGATGCCCCTGGCCCCGAATCAAATGGATAATAATATCTCGTCATTTTTACCTCCGCTCTTGTGCGTTCAATCGTTGATCAATATCCCTGACTCTCGAATAAATCTTCGAATATGTACCCAGGTCACTTGAAGCACCGTCAGTTCCGATAGCTAAAGTGATGTCTTCCCCATCAGCCGAAGATACTGTTGTTTTCATTTCTCTTACCTGATGTGTTGTAGATACTCCATTCTCAATATAAGTAACCCAATCTCCTACATCATAATCATCTACAGGGCGCATATTTTCAGTACCCATTGGAGAAAAAGTAATCGTTATTTTTTCCTTTTGTTTTGTTAGCTCTTCCAATATTGCTGCGTTTAGTTCTATCGCCGATGAAGTATTCCCCTTATCCAAAAAGAACTCAGCCCGACCCCAATCTAAAACTGATTCAGAATTACTTCCTTCAACGAAGGTTCGTGCTGATCCTTCACCACTCCCACCGCAAACGATATAGTTTGCTTGGCCGGCTTCGATATCAGAAGCAAAATCACCAAGCGTCCCTAGCTCCTTTGAGAAAACAATAGTCCCAGTTTTGTCTTCAGGGATAAAAGTTTCAAAAACAAGATTCCTGATTCTGAATCCGATTCCGCCATTAATTGAGAGTGAGTTGATCAATTCTAATAATTTATCAAATCTCGCTCTTCCGGTTACAGTTCCGCCTCTTCCATAATCCGTCTCGATAGAAAGACCTGGAACCCTGCGTGCAGGTATTGCATTTGGACCAATATTGACATCAACAAATTGCTTAATTATGGTTTCCGCAATTCCAGTCCGTACATCATAGTCAGTTGAAAATGGTGCACCACCTGGCACTGGGTAAGCTAATTGCTTTTCAACCACCATCAAGTCATTTTTTCCCGAGACGACTAATTCCAAACCATTTTCATTGTGGAATCTTCTTACATAACCACTGAAATGAGGTTCTCCGTTCCGATAGACTTCAATGCCTCCTTTTTTTGTAAGCATCGAAAGGGATTCTGGCGTTGATGCAAGTGACCAGGTACCTACTGCATTAAACCTTCTCACAAAGGTTAGATTGGAATAGTCTTCAATCTGTCCCACACGATTGCCGTTTTCATCCCTAATAAATGTTTCAAATAAGCTCATTTTGAGTCATACCTCGGAGTAAATTGAAGTTGCACACTAGATTCTGCTGCGGCGCCACTCATCTCAATTTGGATGTCGTTTAGCCCAGGTAAAAGTTGCCAAAGAGACGAACGATCAGCAAGGTACTCGAACGCATTTACTCCATCAAGCTGTACAGTTTTTTTTCGTATTCGAGTATCAATAATTAATTCCTGACCCGAAAACAACTCAAGGTTTCCAAGAGAGATTACCTTCCCGGTTCTAATATTTGTTAATTGAATCGAAATACCAGGCCCAGCAATAGTCCAAACTGGGTAAGTTTCTGCATTACCCGGGTTATCAATCTCTTGGGTAGAATAAACGATAGATCTTGTTAAATGCATCGGAAAGAATGATGTCGAAAAGAATGTGCCTGCAACACCGGAGGTTTCGAAAACTGTCGTTACTGGCTCGTCATCATACAAAAAAGGATCATTTGCAGTGAAAGACAAAATGGTTTCTGCAATAGTCTCTTTGTCAGTTACATCCTTTATTCCTTCGGGGCGGCAATACAAAATTCGTGTTTCGGCGCCATTGATGAATTTCAATAGACCTTCACCCTTTAGAGGGTCCATACGTTGAGATAGATCACGTAATAAAGTCAATAATTCTTCGCGTGTAGTCCCCCTAATTTTCTGATTCAGATCCACACCTCTTTCACCAACGATCACTCCCCGAAATTGACTTCCTTCAGATAAAGGTGTTTTTGAACTTTGAAGCAAAAAAGGTGGCCCCCACACTCCTTTTTGATTTCTCGTGCAAATGTAGTTAACCCAATCATTTAAATTGAGTTCACCACCGCCAGCATCTACCCAGATTACTTGCTCACGAGCCATAAAGCATCTCCGTTTGGCGAAGATATCTATTGAATTGATTTTCGTTATAGGTCTCGAAGAATGCCTGGTAGGTGTTTCCATTTGGACCAATAACCTGCTGTTTCGTCGATCCATTCTGATTTACATTCAAGTTGGCATCCATAGGCGAATTTGCCGTAATTCCTGCCATAGCATTCTGGATCTGCTGGGTGACATTGGCCATTTGTTTAGAGAATCCGCCGCCTAACCCTAGAGCCATATTGACGCCAATTTCACCAAACACCGTACTTGGTGAATGAATTCCTAATAGATCTTTTACTTTATCCACCAGTTCATTCCAGTTGGCCATAAAATTTGCTTTGAAGTTTTCCCATGCCTTCGTGAATCCCTCACTGATCCCATGGACGATATCTTCACCCATTGATTTGATCTTTACTTTAAAAGCATCGCTTTTAAATTCTTTTACGAGAGCATCAATCACTTGGGGCATCATAGCCAACAGTTTTGGGATATTTTCTATTATTCCAAATGCAAGAGTAAGTATGATTTGAACTGCAGCAACCAATAATTCAGGAAGACTCAACAGCAGCCCATTGACCAACTCAATCATGATTGTCGGCAGCATATCCATCAGCACTGGCAATGCCGCGATCAGACCCTGAGCTAATGCCATGATCAATTGCAGTGCTGCAGAAATCAACATTGGAATATTCTGCACGAGGGTCAACACCAACTGCATGATGATTCCAACCACGGCCGGGATCAATGTTGGCAATGCAGCAGTAAGCCCGTTTGCCAATTGAACGATGATCTCAATAGCTGCTGTGAGTAGCATTGGAAGCATGCTGATCAAACTCGTCACCAGCATTAACAATATCTGGACCCCGGCATCAATCAGCATTGGAATATTTTGAACAATAAAACTAACTAACGTTTGGATCATGGTGATCACTGCCGGCAGCATAACTGGCAAATTCTCCACTAGAGCATCCATGATCCCCTGAATCATCCCAAGCCCCCCTTGTAGCATTTCAGGTCCCTTACCTGCTATATCACTAAGGATTTTGCCCAGCAACCCACCAATTCCGCTGGCCATTGAACCAAGGTCCCCATTTGAACCTTGAATAATTTCAACAAGATCTCTCATATAACCACTCACCCCAGTGGTCATACCTTTTATTCCAGGAAGGAAAGCTGCTGAGATTTCTCCAAGCGTTCCTCTCAAACCATCTTTTAGCCCGTCTAGTAAGTCATTTAAATCAGCTAATCCAGATACAGCCTGGTCTGACATCACTGCCCCAAAGCCATGGGCTTGCTCAGTCATTTCGGCAAGTTCTTCAGCACTAGTTTTTATTAATGGATTGAGTTCCTGAGCACTCTTTCCAAACAAAGCCATAGAAGCTGCATCTCTCTCAGTTTCATTTGACATTTCCCCCAATTTGGTAAGAGCTTCCTGAAAAACCGTTTGACTGTTTCTCAGATTTCCACTGCTATCAACAACTGAAATTCCAAGTTTTTTAAAGGCTTCGGCTTGTGTTCTGGTTCCCTCTGCCGCGGAATCCATTGATCTAATCAGCCGTGCATTTGCGCCTGTAACTGTTTCCAGGTCAGTACCGGTCTGCTTTCCGATATAACTCAATTCCTGAAGGCGCTCAACGGATATGCCTGTTTTTGCAGACATCTCGACAAGATTATCTGCAGCACTGGCTGAGCTCATCACCATCTTTGCCATACCGCCGGCAAGTCCAACCACAGCAATAGCTAAGGCTGCAGTAGCCACTAACGTTGCTTTTAGCCCGCCTACCATTCCACCCAGAGCTGACTTGAATGATTCCGATTTCTGTGCTGTCTGGTCTTGTTTTTCTCCGAGGTCTTGCACTTTACCACCGGCATTCTTTGATTCATCACCCATCTTGTCCAGGGCAGAATTTGTTTGTTCAAGTTCAACGGTCATCTTGCCAAGCGTTTCGTTCTGCTTGTTCAGCTTAATTTGAAGCTCCTGAGCAGCTCTACTATCAGCACCTTTCTCCTCAACTACTTTCTTATATTCTGAGGTCAGTGCTGCAATTTTTTGTTTTTGAATGTCAATCTGTGAAGTGAGAGCTTTGGTACGCATCTCCAAACCAGTGGCGTTTTTATCCCACTCCCCCATAGCCGCTGCAGATGCGCGAAAACCAGATTCAATTACTCTAATCTGTCGATTAAGTTCAGACACACCGGCTTTATAGTCGGTGACATCAAGTCCTACTTTTCCTGACAGGTTGTTATCTGACATTCCTAAACTCCATTTTTATTAGGGCGGCCAAAGGACCGCCCTTTTTCAAACTAGTTAAAAAGCTATTTGGTCACAAAAAACTTTTCGAACTTTTGGTGTTCCTTGATTGCTAAACCGGTTAATGAAGTCGATCATGCTTTCCACGTCCGTTTCATCAATATCTCTTAGTGACCAGGTAAAATTTTTGACGAAAATTATCTCTAAATCGATCAGTACATCAATGAGGTTTTCGTCATCCTCCGCCTCCGGAACTGCTATTTCTCCGGAGGTGGAGTAGGGTTTAGATTAATAGCTTTAGAGGTTGCAACGATTTGCCGCATCACAGCCATCATTTCAGTAAGATCAGCCCCGGCATCCAATTCATCTTTTGAGACTTTTCCCTGGAAAGTCGAAACCACCAGATTGGTTATGCCATCTATATCTTCCTCGGTTGGTTGATCTTTATTTAGAGTTGCAGCAAGCTTTACTGCAGCCTTGAGCATCTTCCAAGGCACAAAGGTCTGGGTTATTGTCTTTTCAGCCTCACCTTCGCCATTGTAGATGTGGATTACCATAGGTGCGCCCATATTAGGCCGCCGTGGTGAATTTCACGATAGTGTTGGCCAACACCTGACCATAAATATCAGTGGCACCAGAGATTACCAATGTGTGGGCAGTAGTACCATCCAATGCATCATGCGCAACGGTGACGATCTTCTTGGTCGCATCCAATGTGGCAGACACGCTTACAAGTGCCGGAGTGTCATCCAGCAATGCGATACGGTTGACCACATCAGCATCCATGGCATTATTGAAGGTCAAAGTAAAGGATGCGGTTTTGCTCACACCGGTAGCCAAATTGACTGGTACTGAACTTGATAGAGCAACCGCGTCCGGGGTAGTGATGGATGGAACCTGTACCTGAGTAAAGAAGCTAGTGCCGCTGAAATTGGTGGTGTCTTCATCGCCAACAATCCGCTTAACACTTTTTGTGATGTCTCCAAGATCAAATTCATGCACGGTATTGATGGCTGTGAAAATGATCTTTGCCGGTTTCGGTGTTGCCTTGGTTTCTTTGGTGGCGGCTTCATCATTAGGAACTGAGAACTTGCCCTTCAAATATTGGAAATACTTGTACTTGCCGTTCGACTTCATTGATCTAAAGGAAAGCGCAGCATCTGGGGGAGTCGCGTTGCCACCCTGGTCGAAGAGGCGGCCGCTGGCTGCATCAAAGACTTTGCCAAGGTATTTCGCTAAAACCTCGATGGGGATGGCTGTGGTGGTCAAGGTCAACTTTGTTACGCCTTCTGAAGACATCACATCAAAGGGCATGTTGTCCGCATATTGGGTCTCCAATGAAGACTCGGGTTCAGCCACTGCTTCCAGCGATGGTGCAAAATATTCAGGAGTGTCCGCGGTGTAAGCGCTGGCATCATCCTGTGTGACCAGGGCAACATGCACCTGATCCAAACCAACTACAGATTTATATTCATCTTGTTGCATTTAATCCTCACTTTCAGAATAAAGGAATTCAGTTCCTAATCCAAAATGGCCGGTTTCTTCATCAAGTGGAATTTCAATAACTTTTCCCTTCGTGAAACCGGCAGCCATCATGACTCCATCAACGTCAGGCAGGTTGATTAAGCCATCACGGCTAAAGATATTCACTTGCATGGTGTAAGACCGCAGCGTTTCTTTATCGTCAGCATGCTGGTCTGGTGTGCTCGGAAGTGAAAAATAAACCATAAATAAATCAGGGTATTCGCCTCCAGTTGAAATTTGCAGCCTGCTGGCTGCATAAGGAACACTCAGGGGAGACAAAGCCGAATTTGTACGGTCCCAAATGGTGTTCAAATTGCACCATCCTCAATCAATGATTCTTTCATTTTTTTTGTTGCTTTTGGCCCACCTGTTTTCATGCCTGGCCGAATATAAGGATGAGCAGCATTCTTTACTGAGCCGTACTCCTGTGCATTTCCATACCGTGCCGTTTCAGCGTCGGTAAAAGCAGAATCATGGATCAGACCAACTTCTATACTGTGATAATTACCATCGCGTTCAGGTCCTTTGATTTGAATGTGCTCAGCCAAATTGCCTGTCAGAAGTGGTGTATTGGTAATCATTTCTTCTTGAATAACAACACCACCAACCAATAAAGCTTTGTCGACAGATGCATCTATATTGGTACCAGCCCTGGCTATCTTTTCTAGGTACTCATCAAATCCGTTGGTTTTTAAATTCGTTTGCGTAGCCATTAACCAGCCGTAACCCTTTTCACTTTGAACTCAATGTATTCGTTCAATTGCTGGATGTTATCCATCGAAACAATCTCAAAAACTTCGCCACCGGTGTAAGTCCATCCGATTAGAATATCGTGTTCGTCGATCACCTCTTCAACAGTCGAGCCAAGTACAAGAACGCAGGTCTGATCAACATCTGATCTATATCGCACGGTGACGGTAGCCGCCTTGATCGCTCCTTTGGTTTGTGCAAGCCACGCTTCTTGACCGTGGACGTTGATCCATTTGCTTTTTACTTCAGTGATGAACTCAAATTCCACTTTCTGAAATCCACCTGCATTTTTTGGCACCATTTTTTTTGCCAAAACGATTGACGTTTTGAGTTCACCTGGGTTGAATGGTTTGCCATTGATCAGCATCAAAACCTCACAAAGCAAAAAGCGGAACAATATAGACTCGGTAAGCGTTTGCTGAAAGATCTTCATCGACCACTTGTTGGATATGATCTTCGACCGTGATCATCTCTTCAAACTGTGAGGATTGATCACCTGTGACACCGACCAGTCCAGTCAGAGATTGAACCGTGTCACCTAACATCACACCAGGTAGAGAAATACTCCCAGCTCCTTCGCACCCGAAGAATTCGTGATACCGCAGCGCCAATGATTTGAGCTGCATTAAAACTGCATTTAGACCAAAACTAAGGGTTGTCATTCCGCTCGTGATCATCGATGGATTTTCATGCCACAAAACCAAGAGCATGCGTGCTGCTGATTTTGCTGTTATGTTTATGGGATCGTCCTTAGCCCAATCATGTGATGTAGCTTGAAATAAATAATCATCTACAAGGGGTAATAAGGCCAACATATCCGCGTCGGTAATGTCGCATCGCAAAACGGTTGCAGCTTCACTTGCAGTCAATATGTTGGCCATTATTCACTCCAAAAACAACATTCTTGGTGACTAATCGATCACTTCAACGACCGAATCAACATGGCTTGCCGGTTGATATCGAGGATAAAAACCCCACACAGCAGCACTGATAACACTTGCAGCCGTGCCGACAGTAATTGAAAGTTCCACATGCGTGAAACCACCATTTACATCCAACTCGTCACTACGGCAATTAATCATCGCCTGGTCATTATCATTACTGGCTTTGACCAGTTGTGTGATTGCTTTTCCAGTAATGTCCTTGGCATCTGCACCGGCCGAACTGGTCGCCTGGCGCAGCTTGGCGTCAACAGTGGCCGCTGTTCCCAGCACCCCTGTTTGGATCACAGCCAAGATTGCCTGAACATTTGCCATTGAAAGCCACCCTGAGGTGACTGTTGCTGCAGCCTGGCTTACAGGGTCTTTCACGGCAAGCAGTGCGACTTGAGCTGAAGGCTTGATATTTGGATTCATAATTCACTCACCTTTTTTTATTTGTTTTCCATGACCAGCTAGACTGGTCATGGAGTTAATTAGAGACGGTTACCGATTATGCTCTCGCATCAAGGGTGACAAAATGGCTCCTGGTGTTCGAGCCATTTTTGGGTGACACCGGTTTCGATAAGAAAGGTTGTCCATTGAGACGGAATGTCCATCGGAAAGCTTGCAGCCCGTAATCAAAGAACAGGTGCATGGAGCTGGCAAATTTCACACCAGCAGCACTAGTGATTGAGTAATACCCGTTTTTAAGATTTGCCAGGCGAATATCACCCTTATCACCAACGGTTTCGCAACTTTCACTAAACCGTACAGGTCGACCTAACAACAAACCACCAGGGGCATTTACAAAACCTGTGTTTGGAGGGGTCCAAATGGGTTGATTACCAAGAGTCATTACCATTAATTGGGGTAGTACATCCTGGTTGATAAACCAATTGGTGTTAAAAGGATTAATAACCCTTGCATACATTTTGGCTACATTGGCAGCCACGATAGTATCCGCGGTTTGGGAGGTTTCCTTTGCGACGCTCACCAACGCATCTGATTTCATATATCCAAGGGGTTGACCTACACCGGTTCCACTGTCGATGGCATTGTTGATCTTCCACCGAATTGCCTCGCCTGACTTTTTAGTCAGACGATTAGCAAGGCGAGGAGCATCATCAAGAATCTCGTCTGTTGCGGTCACGAAAGCATAAAGATCATGCAAACGCATTTGTTCACCTTCAGTGACCAGCCTGCTGGGCTCCATTTTTCCACCCTCAGTACGCCATTTCGCTTGAATTCCAGTTGACCCCCAAGGGGTAGTTTCATCTTTCAGGAACTCCACTGAGTTTTTATCTGTCGGCTCACTATCCGTTTCCGGCAATAGGGCATCCTCTTCCATGGCAACATCCCAAACATCCTGACGAAACGCTGGGGGTACCATACGCCCTTCAGAAGATCCGGTTTCTTGATGAAAATCTGTCGGAGCGGCTCCCATCAACAGACGCTCATCAACGGTCCCACCGGGGGTATAAACGCCCTTCACTGCCAGAGCAAATTCAGCAATATCTGCAAACCCGCGTTTTGGGTCATCTTCAGACCGGTCACGCATTCCTTCTATTTTCGGCAAAGCTTGAACGGTACGTTCACGTTCGCGCTTTGCTTCAAGTCTTTGAATGTCACCGTTGATCGCAGCCAAACGGGTATTGATCTCATCATCACGTGTCTTTTCCTCGTCAGTCAGATCACGAGATTCTTTAGCGGCGAGATCAAAGAACTTTTTCCCTTCAGCCACAAGATCAGCTCTCTCTTGCTGCAAAGCCATTAATTCCTTATTCATAATTCACCTCACTCTAAAATATTGATTGATATGTTTTAGTTACCATCGCTCTACGGAGCATTTTGTTATGGCTCGACGGAGCCGTCATTTTCCATCAGGCGCATTCGACGCCTGCGAAAATCCACATCAGCACTCATTGCCTTGCGCGGCATTCCCTTTTGCATGCGGACGATGGTTTCATCGAGAGTACCAACCCGATCAGCCATGCCCAATTGCACAGCTTTTTTGGCACTCACTACTCGACCTTCTCCAAATCCTTCACGCACATCTGCCGCTTTAACACCGCGGTTTCTCGCCACTGCCTTGATAAATGAGTCATAGACCTCTGCAACCCGTTCTTGAATAGCCGCTTTTGATTCTTCACTCAGAGGTTCATATGGGTTGCCTTCGGTTTTGTACTTCCCTTCAGAGATCATCGTTACCTTGATCCCCTCTTTTGCGAGGGATTCACTCATGTCTTCATGGGCAGCAAACACGCCTATTGAACCAACCTCACCGCTTGGTGTAACCACTAATTCATCAGCAGCCGTTGCAATCCAATAAGCAGCAGATGCAGCCAAATGGTTTGCCACAGCCACAACCGGCTTCCTGCCACGAGCATCAAATATCTTTTTCGAGACCTCTTCAATTCCCGCCACCTGGCCGCCAGGAGAATCAACATCCAATATAATCGCACCCACACTTGGATCGTTGATTAATTCATCAAATCGCTTTCCAAATATCTCGGCGCTGGTAGCACCGCTGGCATTAGTAAAAAGGTTCGCTCGTGGCACGATAGTTCCAAAAAGTGGAAGCACTGCAATAGCACCGGCTGTCCGTTCAGATGGTCGAGTGGCGCCGTTGACCCGCATTTGAACCTCTTCAGCGCTGAGTTTTTCACCCGTGAAATACCGGGTCACCATTTCTACGATGGCTTCCATCTTTGTTGGCAAAATAGCCCATGGGGTTTCCAGAAGATTCCTTGATATATGTTGAGTGGTCATCATTCCTCCATCGATAATCTAATTAGTTCTGTAGTTCTTCTATTTGCCCATCCAGCAAGAGCTACTGGTCCTTTTTCGGTCAATTCTTTTCTTCCAGATTCTACAAACATGATTGCTGTCACAAAAGGAATACACATCGTTTGTGCTACAAACTCAACATGACTCTTGCAAAAATCGTCCACAGCAGAATACCAATCGCCATCTTTTCGTTCCGCGGCCCTGGTCATGGCTGCCACTTCTTTGCGGACCACTCTTGCAGCAGATTCCTGCACAATCTGCTGATAATGGGCGTTTCCACTATCTGGATTGCCATTCATGTCCAGGGAGCGTTTCATATTGAGAGCGGTTAAGTAATCGTCGTCGCCCCCAGGAATCGGATTCATATTTTCAGGCCGGCGAATGTCGTTCGTCGCCAACCAGCCACCGTTCCGCCCGATGTTGTAAGCGCTGTAACGTTTTTCAATATCACCCCGAAGTAGTGCTTCAGTGAGAAATTCAACAAAGTATTGGTCGGTGGCGATGATTAAATCTTTTGAAATCAGTTGCTGCCATCTCACAAGCCATGGCATCAATACGAAAGTGACATATCCCCTTGATAGTTCTTCAATTCCACTTCCCCAGCTCGTCGCTTTAGAAGTCAATCCAACCATATGCGGAGGCACCCTAAACCACCGGCATACATCCTCTGCCTGAAATTCCCGGGTTTCCAACATTTGGGAATCCTCTGGCGACAACGTCACCTGTTGGTATTCCATGCCTTCTTCCAGCACACCCAGTCTGTGGAGGTTTTCCCCGCTGGTCATACGCTCCGTTTGATTTCTCAATCGAATCTGAGCTTCTTCTGATAAATGACCTGGATGCTTCAGAAATCCACCCGGTCGAGAATAATTGCCAAATAGCTTTGCTCCAAAGTGTTCAGCCGCAATCGATAATCCAAATGATTCACGTGCATAAGTCATTACGGATACCGTCTTGACTCCATCAAGCGATAATCCGCGCAGCTCAAAAATTTCATCGTCTGTGTAAGTATTAATTTGACCGCCACGATCTAAAATTTTGTAGCGAAGTGTGTCATCGTCAACTTCTTCAACATCAATCACGCGATCAGGATGAACCGGAATTAATTTATCCACTGGTCCACGCGGACCAACTTTGATTTTGGCATATCCACTCCCACGAAGCAGAGCGTGCATCTGAAGCATGTCAGTGAATTCGAAGGAAGTTTGCCGGTTATTGGGTTGATCATGCAAAATATCGTAGAGCGGATGATCACTAGCACGTTCCTTACCGCCGTTGTCCAACCGCTTATAGACAATATGCGGAAGCATTGCGACCGTTTCTGAAATCAAACGTGTACAAGCCCACGCAGCTGAAACCTTCAAAGCGGTATCTGAATTTACCCTGGCACCAGAAGAAGTCATCACAGCAGATGAGTTTGTCCAAAAACGCTCTTCATCTGCAGAAATGGAGTTTTCTGGGCTATCTTGACCAAGAAGTCTCATTAAAAAGCTCATCGTTTGCTCCGCCGGCCATCAAATAGAGTAATAACCATTAGGATCAACCCGACACTAATAAAAGCTAAAGGTGGGTAAATCAAATAACAACCCAAAGCTAATGAGCCAAGACCAAAAATAAAAATAATGAGATTTAATGTTTTCATACAACCACCATGCCGCGTGACTCATAGATGCTTTTTCCATCTGTGGACACACCAACTTTGAGAGCGTCACTTCTGGCCTGCCAAGATAAAATTCCAGCCATGGCGGCATCAATTTTTTTTGGTGAATCTGGCCGCTCTTTGTAAATTACCCAAAGCGGCACACCTTGTTCATCAACAATCCTGATGAATTTCTTTACCGCATTACCAATATGCCTTGAATAATCATCATTCCCGGAATGTGAAATTTCTTTTGCCAGCAACGAAGTATTAAATGCTCGAATTGCATAAGACATAGGAATCAGTCGGTTGGTGTACCAGGCAATTACCTTCTTTTCCCCATATTTTCCAGACCATGTAGCTACCTGAGTTTCCCAATAAGGGGGGTCACAGTACATTCTCCAAACGTTGTAGAGTTTGAAAAATGCATCAACCATATTATTAATTTCCTCTTCAGGAGCTTCCCACTCAGCTTCTTGACCGAAAGGTTTTTCCCATAATCCAGCAAGCCATTGGAATCCTGTTTCCAAATGAGTAGCCACTAGAGCAACTGAGTCACGCCAACGAGCCCCGTCAAAACCGAGCGTAATTGTGTCCCCAGGTTTAGGGATGAATTCCTTTTTTAGATCTTCCCATTTCTCAAAATCAAAGGCTTTATCCATACCCTGAACAAGTTGATTCAACCAAACACGTTGAAGATATGCTTTGTCAGCGGTCGGGTCTTGCCACTGATTACAAATTGCATCGATATCACTCCACTCAGCCGCCGGTCCACTGGCTTCAATTACTGCAGACCGAACCCCTTCTGGAGTATTAAGGTCATGCTTATCAGATGCTTGTCTATGAAAGAAAAACAACTGACTATCTTGAATCTTTCCTTCATCTACCTGTTTTGCATATTCCATAGTTTTTTCAGCAACTGATCCTTCACCAGGAGTTGGAGCAGTTGTGGTTTCCAGCGTCCAAGGGTCAGCCAATTTTCTCTTTGGGGTATTCGCAAGCATTGTTTTATGAGCTCTTTTCAACCTGGCAGTTGTCCAACGGTGAGTCTCATCGCAAACTTGAAAGGTAGTTCTGGCTCCATCACGTGAATCAGGTGAAGAAGACAGGCTTTCTGCTTTTCCATTCCCACTGATGCGCATGATCCTCTCCATACCAATATCAAAATCATCTGCAATCTTGCTATATTCAAGAATTGTCTTTAACGCATAATAGGCCAGCTCATCACTTTGTTCTTCTGTGTAAGCAACTAATGGTATATAAGGATCAGTCACCCCAAAACCCACCGGCTTGCCATATGCATCATATCCATCACACCGAACAGGAGCATCTGGGTGTAATTCTGCTGCGGTAATCAATGCTGCAAATTCAGTTTTTGCAGTTCCTTTTCTCAAACTTAATCCAACACGTTTAAATCGACGGCGACCAACTGAGGCATGGCCTCTTGGATAGATTTCATACATCCGAAAAATCAAGGCTCTTTTTTCTTGATCAAACCGTATTGGTTGTCCAAGTAGATCTCCTGGACCATGTACCAGGTTCTCTTCAATCCACGAACACACTTGAGCTCCCAGACTTGGGTAAGCAATTGTGTCTTTTGGAATCATCAAAACTGTCATTCGTCTAGTACTCCACGTGGATCTTCAACAGGTTCAATATCAATGATATTTTTGGCGTGTTTTGACCGATTTTGTTCATGTCGATCTTTGGCGTCCTCGGCCTGTGCAACGGTCCATTCCAGCCGCCTTCTGCTTAATGGGGTTAATCCAAACTGCTGTTCCATCATTCTTATTTCTTTGGCAACTTCCAGACTTCCTTTTTTCCAATACCGGTCTGTCAAGAAAAGCAATCGAAGAAGCGCAGGCTCGTCTCCGTGAACGAACTCCGAACTCATCGGAGAAGCCCAAATTGTTTCCCAAAACTTCACAGCGTATGGGTGCCACTTTTCGCCTTTTTCCAATTTCGGCAACTGTGGCTTTCTTAATTGCCGTTTTGGTTTGCTCGGCAATAGAGCCCGACTCGAAGATTTGTTTCTCCGTTGTCGAAGTGATGGATTTTTTGGAGGAGGACCTGACATAATAAACGCTCAATTTAATTACCTTCCCAACCCGTACAGAGAAAAATCATCCTACCACCGCGCTTGTCGCTCCTAAAGCTGTAGACTTTTCACCCCCCTCCCATCCACTTCGTTCGCTGTTTTTCTTGAATGGCAGGATTTGCATAGTGATTGGAGCTTCCCTTTGAAGAAAATATCCGGGTTTCCTCTGTGAGGATCAACATGGTCTGCATCTGTTGCTGGTGTATAAATGTTTGCGCGCAAACATTCTGCGCACCACGGTTCTTTGGCTAATTGAACCCTTCGAAGCATCTTCCATTTGCGAGAGTCATACAGGTGCTGCCATTGAGGATGGTGATCATCTGATCCTGAAGCTTTAACTGGCTTGTGCTTTTCACAGTATCCAGAGACAACAATCTCAGGACATCCATGAAAAGCACAAGTTCGTAAAGCAGGTTTAGGCATTAACATCCTTTAGGTTTCTTAGGTGATGAAAGCATCAGATTCTCTTACGATTACCCTTTACCTCAGTAATAGCCGAGTTGATTCGAGACTCTACCTTGCCATCATGGTCATCGATCTTCTTGGATAGTTTCTCCAACGCTTCAGTGACGTGTTCCATAGCATCAGCAGTCTGACAGTTTGTTTTCATCATCCATTCTTGCCATTGCTGATCGCGCTGTTGGATGAATTCCTGCCATTTAGCCTGTTGTTTTGACTGCCAATTCAAAAGGATAACGATGGCAAATATAAACAAAACAACAAAGACTGCCTGTTGCCATGCGGTATAAGGAATACCTTCAGCGCCTGTCATCCGAATTATCCTGATGCCCTGGATGCTTTGGCGGCTTTGACATCATCAGGGGGAGCAGTCATGCCATAAGTGATGTAATTACCAGCAACGGCATAAAACACTAAAAGACCCAACTCTTTAGCGCCTTGGACCGTACATTCAACTCCGGGGATCGGATTCCAGTTTGTACATGTGAAAAGGAACATCAAACCCGCGAGAATAATCATAAGAATGAGGTTTACGATGGCTTTTATGCTGGCCTCGAGTTCACCAAATTTCACGCGTAATTTTGGGGTGAATGACCATGCGATTGAAAGAATGATCGACACCAAAATAACAAAGAGCTGGGCATCCAAATTCCAGCCTTGCGGGAAGATTTTATCTATCGCCATGAGCACCAATGCTGAGATCCCAAGGATCATCAGCAAGAGCAAAAGACCAATGCCAACCCATTTGAAAACATTTCCGACTTTTTCAAGGAACGATTTGAATTTCATCATTACTCCTTTTAGGACTAGTGGGATTAACGCAAACCGCCCGACATCCGCGGTCGAATGACCGTGAATGCCGGGCGGTAAACTCCAGCGATCCCTATTTGTTTTGTAAATTTATATTAGCATATTATTTGATCTTTGTAATACTAAATATTTTAATTGAGTACACATTTTTCACAAATTATTCATTACTTGTTGTCTGATTTTTCCCTTGAGATGGGGTTGTGCTGTTTGATTTATCCACGCCAGGAAAATTCTTTTTTTCTTCCTCTTCTTTCTTCTTATTTTTCATAATTTCTTGATGGTCTTTATAACCTTTTTCAACATCATCATCTCCACGAGGATTATAACTAGATTTATCAGCCATCTTTCCCTCCAGGAAGTATTGAATGATACTTCAAACAAATATTAGCACAGCGGGAAAAATTTTCAAGAGAAATGGCAATAATTACGATTTTATGTTGCTTTTATTGATAATTTTTAGCCATAATTTTAATGTATTATTGATAAAGAAATGTATAATTCATTACATGAATGGTCAAAGGAGGAAAAATGAATTTAGGTATTGATACTGGTGGGTAAAAATGGGCCGAAAGGCTCATTTTTTTATTATTAGACTGTATCGATAATTCCCAATTGGAATTCTTGAACCTTTCCAAGTCAAAACTGATCTTCCATCTTGAGTAGAAATAAGACATTCTCCTGGAGGAAGTTTAAACCATCTAATCGATTGAAAGATATAGTCCCGTGGTGCGATTACTTTTAAGGTAAAGTTGCCAGTACGATTTTCAATGGATATACTACCTTGGTCAGGCTTACAATTAATTAGATCTACATATGCCCGTGGGACTACCATTTCTGCGAGAAAAGTAGCCATATAATGGGGAGCTGCAGGGGGATCTAGTAAGACTGCAATGTTTTTCCGCGATGGAAAATCCTCGATTACTGAAAAAGCTAGTTCGCTATTGTCTGAAGGATCAACTATCGTAATTTTTAACTTAGATAATGGTATTGTCTCACCATCAACTATTCCAACATGAAAAATTGCCCAAGGAATATGAGTGTTAACTCCTCTAAGTTTCATTAATCTGGTATAGTGAGCGTCTCCATTATCTAGAATATCAAAAGTAATCTCACATGTTTCCACAAAGTATTTTGTAGGAGATGCTTCTGCAGCCCGCCTAATCAGCTTATTGGCATTCCCCAGTTGTGTAATCGAATAGTTAAGAATTTGATTTCTTCTATGTAGTAAGGTAATCATTATTAATGAAAAGATGAAAACTATTACAAATGGAATTCCAATTAATAATTTTGTAAAAAGCTTTGGAGCAGAAACTGACAGAGCCAAGCTATCTGATAACAATCCTATAACAAATGCAATTAAAGTAATCAAACTGATTACTAATTGAATTAATGTCTTCCCTTCAATCCATCTACCTACATTTTTTATTGATTGCGAAAAATTACTTTTAGTTTTTTGATGTGCAACGTTGTCCGGTGTCAAAGTAGCCAATGAATAAACCTCCCTAGTTTACATAATAACTATTCAAATAATTATATAATAATTGGTCTCATGAAGATACTATATCTTTGACTATTTTTTCCAGTAATCTGTCACTTACCGACCAATGGAATTCTTTTCCGCATGTTGCACAAACACCGTGCCATTGACGTGCAATACCACCCCCCATCTGCAACCATTCAAGATTTTCAATCATCACGATGTTACCCAGCTTTGCTCTGCAACTCGGGTTCGGACATAGAATTTCCTGTTCGTCATTCATCAATACACCACCTTAATATTCACCCCGGCCGCAGACTGCAGCGCACCGAGTGCATGTTCCTTGATCCAGTCGGCTGCATATCGGTTGCCTACGCGTATAGTCCAGCCGTCACCATCCACTGAGAACAATTTCGCTGACTTCAGCCAGGTTTCGAATTCAACTGTCTTGAAATCTGAACGCACAGATTCAAGAGTCGCCTCCCAGAGATCCAGATCATCAGAGCTAAATGTTTGCGCGCAAACATTAACTGGATTTAAATACTCTGAATAATCTACTTTTTCTGAAGGAGAAATCCAATCGTCAGGCACTTTCCATCCTTTCTCCAGCCGTTTTATCGCTGCGCCAATTCGATAACCTGCCGCAAGAACCTCAGCACAGTGAAAATGGATCATCCTGGAATTAACGTGTTTCAGCTTGCTGATCACGCTTCGCTTTGGTTCACCAATCCCGAACCGATCACAAGCCGCTAAATTGTCCGCGACCCGGAGATTTTCCGGGTCAGCAGAATCTAGTAGTGGTAGATCTATTAATTCTCTACTGGTTAAATCTATAGAACTACTACTAGTAACGACACGGATATTCTCCGACTCGGAATTATTCCGGGTCGCGTCAGTTATTTCAATGTTAGGTTCTTGTTGGACAGATTCCACTACCTGAGGTTGAATATAAGGCTCGTTTTCATCGGATAATGTCATCAGAGGCAACTGAGAGACGTTTATGGCTATACGCCATGAATAGCGCTCGTTGCGGGTAATGTAACCCTGATCCTGAAGATAGAGCAAGGCAGCACTCACGACCTTGTCAGAATAGCCCGAACTTCTTTCAAGGTATTGTGCACTGACAGCCTGGCCCGCCATGGCCATGAGGATCAGGCAGCTGAGCGGCGCGCCCCTTAATTCACGAACCATTCCACTGGTAAATTTAACCTTTTCCATAGCCATTGACCGCCTTCTCTGTGATGTATTTTGACCTGGTTGTGCCGCTCTCCAGGTCGATATAGGTGGCAAATTTCTTAAGATCTTGAGTGATCAACATCCGCACTAGATAGTCAGCAGCCTCGGCAGCCATACGTTGATTAATTGCAAGTCCCTGGCTATCGCGCAACGCCATGTCAGCACACGAAAACGGAAAGGCCGGTTGGGCAAAAGCTTTATTGATCTTTTCGTCTTTGACCAGTTCAGGATGCTGAATATTCGGCATTGGAAGACCGCTGCATTTGCCAGGTATTGGAAAAATATCAATAGTTGAGGATTTCACACCAAGCAATATCTGTCCATAACTTTCCGAGTTTCCACAATCCAGCCAAACATGCAAATCGTTGCTGTTTACTCTGCCGGCAATTTCTTTTCTAGCACTAGTCCGGTCTACACATCCGATCACGATCATCTGATTTAGGCCCTTTATTGAATGTTCAGCCTGAGAGTATTTCCTTGCCATAGCATGGATTTCAATACCCCAGGCCAGCCCATATCGCATTGCCAGTGCCTCTGCTTTATTCATTCCGACTTCAGCAGCACAGAAATTCTGCCGATAAATATTCTTTTCCTCTATCCGGTCAGGGTCAATAAAGTAAATCGAAACTTCGCGGTTAAACCGTTCGATCAGGATTTTCCCAACCCTTGTGACTGCCGGCGCCAGCCAGCTTCCAGTTCCACCGCAACCAACAAGAATCAATGCAATATGTTTTTCATTTGGGAGAATTAGTTCAAGTGGTTTTTCAAAATTCATCTCATCCATTTTTGACCTCAGACGTTGGATTGAACACCAATTGATACGGCAGCACAGAATAATGACCATAAATGGATACACGCAAGCGAAAATCAACCACTGGCTGATCAACCAGGCCAAGCACGCCGTAGATCCTCAGGCCGTTCTCATCACGGTTATCCATAGCAGAAAAGAATGCCGGCATGGTATTGTGAGAATGGATTTCAATAGGGACATAATTTGAGTCTTCCAATGGTTTTGCATAAGAAGGGTGTGTCCGTTGGGGAGGTATATATAGATGCCATTCATCATTTTCATAGAAGAGGTAAAACAATATTTCGTTAGGTAGTGCCTTCCTGCTTAAAAAGACCATTCGTGACAACAAACTAGCGGGCACCCGCTTTGGAAGAATTATGTCAGGCTGGATAACTTCAAGCCCTCGAACAAACTGGGCAGGGTTCTTGATCGTAGTTAATGGAATTGTTGTCTCAAAAACATCATTCCTGGCTGTGATGAATACTCCATTTGCTGCATAAAGATATTTATAAAGAAGCCCTTCTAGAGAACCTGCAGAATCGCCTTCGTGCATAACCTTGTACCCAGTAATAAATGAGTGTGCCGCTGCCACACCTACCTCTTTTCCTGAATGTGATCTTCAATGATCCTGCCGATAGTGTAATTAGTAGTAACCAAATCCCTTGTTGGATACTTATCCAATCCGTTGATCAAGGCCAATTGCCCTTTGATATCGTCCGGAAACTTTTTGCTTTTTCCATTTTTCAAATCATTGTTGAATGGGCTTTTGAAAAAGAGATCCACGACCTGGTTGGCTTTTTCCGGAGCCACCTTCGGATTACCGTTTTCAGCTCCCCAGCAAATCCACCCGGTTGAGTTCACATTCGGAAACGGCGCGTGATATGCGGTTGCTTCAGGGCTGAATTCTTTTTTAGCTAAAGCAAAAACATAGAACAACCCTTCAGCACCAATAAATACCAACAGAGGCGCTGGTATGGTCAACTTTCCGGTGCCAGCCTCCTCTATGCTGCACTTGGCCGGCTTTCTGATGAAAACAAACCAGGCGCCTTTTGAATTGTTACCGACCCTGATCACGCCTTCCAGAAGGTACCCGCTGTCTGACCCTTTGTGTGAGAAAGCCGCTGCCACTTCAGGTTCGCGGATGGATTTGGTGATCACGTGATTTTCTTCTGCTTGACTCTGCCAGATATTCGTTTCTTTGTACTTGAAAAGATAATGCCCCTGGTCGGTGAAATACAACGCACCGGTAATATGCGGGTTATTGAAAAGATCAGTCATGATCAGTTTCCTCCCTTTCGTACATATCCACATCATCCGTTGTGTAAAGCGGATCAACATCTCTACGCAGGATAATATCCGCAGGTATAGGAATGTGATTAGCGATTATTCCGCTGGCCCCGGATTTCTTCATCGAACTCAATTGACTTCCTCTGAGGCCGTCATACAGAATTCGCAACAAACCTGGATCATTAGCCACCATTTCAGAAGCGCTTTCAAAATCAAGTAGATAAGGTTTAGCTATCTTCCAATCCCTTCGAAGCATCTTGAGGTTTTCTGTGTTGAATTCAAAATAAACTGAGTCGGGGTCTTCGATGTTGCAGTTCAGAAAAACGTTATAAGGCGGGAAGAATGCCTGTTCTACAGCTCGATACAATTCAGGCAATTTTCGTTTTTGCAGATACCGCTTGAGAAATTTTTCATCAATCGGGATGGAGTAATCAAGCGATACTGGTTCGGTGAAAGGCCAATTAAAGTGATCGATGGCATTTTCCCAATAGTCTGGAAGGTCAGAATCCATAAAAGGAACATTTAATAGCAAAAGGAAAGCTGTCAGGCTGAACCATGGCATGGCGTCTACAATTGAACTGAGATGATCATCCGCATCATCAAAATTCCAGGTTGAAAAACTGTTGGGGTTGATCGCCAAAACATAATTGCCGTCGTCGTCCCAACAGTCTTCCATATCCATATTCATCAGTGGCATTTCTTCGGATAATATCTCAATTACCGTACCGCAGTATGCGCCATCATCAAAGACACATTGGAGTGTTTTTAATCGTTCATCTTTGCCAAGCCCTGATTTTCTGGCGGCAATGATGATCTTGATCTGGCTGCGTCTGGCATTCAAAGTGTCGATGATTGCCCCGATCGGCTGTACACGCATGGTTCGCAGCTCATGAAGCGACATAACGTAATTCTTATCCTTCAGCAGTTCCATTTAGAATCCCGGTACAACCATTGGTGTAGGCTGGGGTTTGGTCTCAGATAGCAATTTTCGCGTTCCGGCCATGTTTGATACTTCGATTTCTCCGATTTCTATTGCTTCTCTGATTTCCTCATCCCGTTTGAGCATCACTTCAAAGGGGATTTGGTTCATTGCCGGCATTTCCTTTTCCTTCTGATCCAGCTCCATCACAGGGTTGATTCCTTCAGGCGCATTGATTAACTTGCGCAGCACCTGGTCTTCATCCACTGTCTTGATAGATGAATTTAAGATTGCCCTTGTCAATTCCGCGTCATCATTAAAAGGATATTCATCAAAAGCGAGTACTTCTGCTTCAGCCCCTTTAGTGCCGGCCTGTTTGACCACCGTCACTGTGATCACGCCATCCTTGGGTTCGGACCGCATGAACTTTGCATTGGCCGCCCCAGGGAAGTAAGGTGACAGCGCGCTTTTCAAAGCGTCATCATCACCGGCAATCTCTTCAGGCATTTCAATTTCTTGCCCTTCAATTGAAATTTTGTAATTCATTTCATTCTCCTGTTGAAAAAAATGCCAAGCATCGCAATCACTTCAAGTGCTCCATCTTTTGTGAACTGCATCCCAGGATGCCTGGCTTTCAAAATCGACAACATGTCATTGGCCAAACTGTCTATACGCATCTTGTCATCATCCGATAGATTGGCAAATGCTGACTGGAGTGCCTCCCGCTTTTCTCCCAGAGAGAGGAGGTAAAACGGGAGTGATTCGTTTGCTTTTGCAGCCTGCATTTCAGCCTTGTTCCATTTCTCTGATAACGCCTGGAAGCATTTCGACTTTCAACATGTTGAGAAATCGGAACTTCGGTGTTGGCCAACCAGGTTTGAGCAAAGAGACCGTCACCCCTTTGGTTTTCCAGGCCACTGACAGATAGATCGCATTCGGATCTTCCGGGTCTTTTTTGAGTTCCTCAATGACCGGTTTTTGCACCGGATGGTTCTCAGTCGATTGAGGTTGAGTCTCTTGTACTTCAGGTTCAGAATTCGATAAAGTGGCATTATCAGGTCTCTGGTCAGCTTCTTCAGAAGGAACTTCAGCTGCAGCCTCAAATGTTGGTTCCGATTCATCTTCACCTTCACCATTTGGATGGTTTATCCATTCATCGATATGGGATTGCGTGGCACGTATACCTGATGGAGGTGGCGGCATAAACTGGCCTGGCATTGGCGCGTCCGCAGGCTCCTCGTTGGCAGTGATCGTGTCATTTTCAATCACCACAGGCTCATCGACCAATTGAAGCTGTTCAGGTTCCGGGTGCAGAAACTTCATCCACTGGTCAACGACCTGCCTGATCGAATCACTAGTTAACTCACCGCAGCTGGCTGACGCCAAGAAATCTTGCACAGTGTCGCCAAATTTCTCATTCAATCGGGCTTGATCTTCGCCAGACAATTCATAAATTGTGAGCAACGCCATTGCTGATCTAACGGCAACTTCACCAGCGGCAATCTGATTGAGCAAAAAGGTTGGCAGCCTGAGCATCCTAAGCATGTTAGATATACCGCTGCGGTCGATGCGAAGCTTCTCGGCTACTTTTTCCTGCGTCCAGGGGAAGGATTCCAGCATCTTTTGCACTGCCCTGGCCCTGTCGACAGGGTTAAAAGTCCTGCGTTTTTCGTTCTCATTGAATGCAGCAATTGCCATCTGCTCATCGGATAAATTGTGAATGTAAAGCGGGAAGTTATCGTATTGTTCGTCGCCCAGACTACTGAGCAATTTATAAGCCGCCATTCTATGGTGACCAAAGGCCAATTGAAAACGGCCATCAACTGGTCTGGCAGTCGGGGTCTGCATCATACCGTTTTCTTTGATGTCATGAGCTAACCCCTCGGCATGAGCCTGATCGATTTCACTCGTTTGCCATGGGTTGGCATCAATCATAAAAAGTGGGATGTGTTGTTTTTCTCCAGATTGTGCAATTTGATTTTCTTCCATTATGAATTTCTCCTGTTAGTTGATTTCACGATAATATGTCACCCATGCTTTTGTCGGGGTGTAGAATCCTGACTATTGAATTGCTCCAAGTGCCACCAATTGGCAAAAATTGAGCGCGAAGCGCCCCATCTCCCTTTGACGGATGATGGTTTCAGCCTGTTCTTTAGTGATGTAAGTGATGCGGTGAACGGATTGAATACCAAACTTGCAATCAAACGCTTTGTGAACTTTTGTTTCAGGAACCTCTATACGGATATATTGCTTTCCATTGATGGTTTCATCTGATACATTGCCGGCGAACTGCTGATAACCCACCAGCTCTACCAGCGCCCATTTTTCATCAGGTGAGGACTCAGGCTGGATTTCCATAACCATCTCCAGATTCCGGTTCGTCCAAAGAAATGTAGACCGGATCGCCTGTTTGGGTAACGGTCGGAGTAAGGAACTTAACTATGCTTGCAGTGATCTCAAAATTGGCGTGTGGGTTGTGGCTTTCATCAAACCAAATTTTAGGACCCCCGGTTTTAGGGTCAATATTCAACCGACCCTCAACCATTACCGCCCGGCCTTTCGTGAGCAGTTTGTCGCAAGATTCTGCCAAACTTCCCCAGGCGCGGATGCTGTACCAGGTCGTCTCTTTCACCTGCTTGCCGGCTTTATCCAAATACACCCGCTCAGCAGCCAACGGGAATGATGCCACCGGCTGCCCTGCAGGCGTATATCTCATTTCAGGGTCTTTTCCAAGTCTGCCAATCATGATGTGTTTTTGATACATAGGGGTCTCCTGTGGAAATTGTTTGTAAGAGAACACCCGGGGCAGATTGAGGGGGGCAACCTACACCGGGATAGGTGGACGGCTTCTTTTTGAAAGACGATCTGCTGTGGGGTGAGGGGGGCACCTCTCAGCCATCGGCCGCCCTAGCGTTTTTTGCGTACCCTGGATGATTTACCAGGGAGTGTGACCTGCAGCTGCTGTCACAACTGCAGGTTTGAAACTGTGGTCTCGTTTGTTAAAGGTCGGTGCGTTCTGTCAAACGCAGGTCTCATCCGACTTGCACCCGGCCGCGCCGCCGTTCGAAATTCTCTGCAGGAGAATATGAGCACCAGAGGCTATCCCGGTGGGCGCAGCCGATTATGGGTTATCCCATCACGACCGGTTGATCTCCAGTTTTCAAACGAAACGACTCTTCAACCACTTCCATCTCACTCAATAATTTTTCTCTGTTCAGACTCCACCAGCATGATCCAAATCTGGCAGTCAGGGTGGTGTAAACGAACCTTCTTGCATCAGCCCGTTTGGCGTCATATCCGCGGCTTTCCTGCATCCGCCTCTTGAATTCATCCATAATGTTTTTGGGGATCAAGTTATTGTTCGCTGCCATCAGACCTCGCCTTCAATTCGTCAACGATCTTTTGTTCTGTGATTAATCTGGCAGCGTCACAAGGTGGGCACACATAAAAGTGCTGACCGTTTCCGCCAAACATCGGGTAATCATGCTGAATGCCTTCACCGGCTAAAAGCACACGCTTGCAGTCAGCACACTTGCACTTGCGTTGGTTGTGAGCGATCGGGTAGACTCTCACAATGAAGCCCCGAGAACCATTCGCAAAATACGCTTGGCATTGGTGAAGTCGCCATCAAAAAGTGCTCTAAAAAATGTTTTTCGCGCAACAATCATATTCATAATCAGTGTCCTTTCGTTTTCCCTCGGACCCGGGCGGTCAGCGGAGGAACTGCCTCCCACCCGGGGGCTCCTCCGGCATTAGGGAAGCCGGGATCGCTCAAAGGGTCGATGCTGTTGAATCTTGATAAATCAGGCGTTGGCCATAACCATCACTGTTCCAAATTGGTCAATCCTGCTTTTCAACTCGTTTTCAGGGCTGGTTTTCGCACCTTCGCGTTCTAAAGCGCGCAAGAAAATATTCAGGTCACTCACGGCTTCAGCAGCAATGGATTCCATTTCTTCTTCGGTATTCACCTTGTTTTTTGTGATCTGCTCAAGGCTGATGATCACCTGCCTGACTAAAATTGCGCCATCATCACGAACATAGCTTGCATTGTTTGGCCATGGTCTTTGTTCTGTTGCCATTCTCTTTTCCTCCCGCCCGCTTTGGGGGCGCCCTGCGAAATCGGTTTGATTGTCGCCGAATGAGCAAGGGTTCTAGTTTGCCCGGTTCCGACCCGGATTTAGCTTTTTTTGACCTTTTTGCAGCCTAAATACACCCGAATTCGTCCGGATGTGATTTACCAGATTATTGGTGCTATTCTCTTGCTATGAAAACAAACGACTTACAAATTCACATTAGGGGGCCATGATCAAGTTGGCTCCTTGACCAGCTCAGCCGGCTCAGATGCTCCGAGATCAATCCCTACCAACGAGGCGTCAATCCACGAAGCTAAAAGCTCAGACCGATTCCTCCCGGAGACAGCAATAAGCCGTTCAAGCTTGCTCAAAGCGCTCAGCTTGAGTGAAAAGGTGACGCATATTGAACGATCTTGTTGTTCTGCCATTTAATATCGTGTCCTTTTGTATTGCCTTAGATGCTACATATTCATTGCCTGTTGGCTATAAACATAATAGCAAATAATTATTTGGTTGTCAAGGGGTCAATTTTTTTAATTCCCATTGGCTATATCCTAATGGATAGAATGTGTCTACATTATGTCAACTACATTTCCTGCATGGTTAAAGAATCAAATCAAAGAGCATGGGGTCAGCCAGGCTGAGTTTTCTCGTCGCTCTAACTTGTCGCCATCACAGGTAGCAAGATTACTATCTGGTGAAAGAAATCCGGGCGAAGATTCACTAAGAGCAATTGCCGATACCTTGGGTATCCCGATTGAAGCAGTGTACAGGGCAGCAGGTAGGTTGCCCTCAAAACCAAAAGAAAATATCGAAACGGAAGAATTGCTTTTCTTGTGGGATCAGCTTTCTACCGCAGACAAAATTGAAATGAAAGAATTTATCAAGATCAAACTTGGACACAAAGGAGCCGTCAGTAAAAAGAAAACGGCTCTCAGTGTTTAAAAGGGCATTATAGAACATATATACTATATGTGGTATAATAAATGAAATAAAAATAGTATAGTAATAAAGACATTCTGAATTGTTGTAATTGTATACAAACTAATTATTATGGCCGATAGATCTATTTTTTGCATGTGTGTACTAACATCAAGATCAGAAGACAAAGTTTTCTCCAATCAAACTTTTTCTGAATTTACTGATCATCCTGCTTCCTTATGCAAATCTTATCGACACAAGGGGCACAAATGAATCCGGTTCTCAAATATCGCGGCGGCAAATCGAGGGAAATTTCTCGTTTTTTACAGTATATCCCCGACGATTTTACTAATTATATTGAGCCCTTTTTTGGCGGAGGGGCCTTGTACTTTTTCCTTGAACCCGACAACGCGATCATTAACGATAAAAATGACCGACTAATGACTTTTTATCGCCAACTAAGGGATAACTACCCTCAAATGCGAAAAGAGTTAGATGCCCTTCAAAAACAATATGAATTGAACCAAACTGCATATAAAGCATTAAAACAGATATCACCAGATGATCGTGTCCCCAATGCGAACGAAGATCTGTACTACAAATTACGCACTCTTTTTAATAACCCTGACGGCACCTATTTGGATGGGGTTTTATATTTCTTTATCAACAAAACTGCTTATTCTGGAATGATTAGGTACAACAATAATGGTGATTACAACGTGCCATTTGGCTTCTACCCTAATCTTAATACTAAGCTTGTAACTATTAATCATAGCGAATTACTAAGGCGAACGGATCTATTCACGTTTGACTATAAACAAATTTTCGATATGGCAAAAGAAGATGATTTCATGTTCTTAGACCCACCATACGACTGTATCTTTAATGACTATGGCAATATAGACATGATGAATGGATTTGATGAATCAGAACACCGTAGATTAGCAGCCGATTTTGAAAAACTACCATGTAGAGCATTAATGATAATTGGGAAAACTCCATTAACAGAAGAACTTTATGGTAAATATATTTTCGATGAGTATTATAAAAATTATTCAGTAAATATTCGCAATCGCTTCAATAGTGACAAGTTACATCTAATCATCAAAAATTATTAATTTTAAGGTGGGGGTTTAAAATGGCACGCTTAATTGATAAGGCTTTGTTTTTCACTACATCCCCACGAACACCTTCCAAGATGATACCGGAAATCCACCTTCTTCAACATTTTTTTGAAGGGCAAAAGTGGGATTCAACAAACCAAGAAAAATTTATTGACAAACTCGCCGAAACAGACTTTTTTGAAGGTAAAGGGTCTCCTTCAGATAAAGCATTTAGTGCTCGTGATAGGATTAATCGAGCACCAAAAGCTTTAGGATTCATCAATTTAGATCCAGCAATTTCATTGACCGATGCTGGAAAAGAGTTCGTTTTTGGAAAAAGGCCTCAAGAAATATTTTTACGCCAATTGCTAAAATTTCAATTACCTTCACCATATCATATTGAGGCCCCAAATATTCAAGGAACTTTTTTTGTAAAACCATATCTTGAGATAATTAGGTTAATAAGAGAATTAGAGTACTTAACATTTGATGAGCTAAAAATATTTGCTCTCCAATTAACTAATTATCATGAATTTGAAAGGATCAAATCAGAAATTCAAGATTTTCGGATCGAAAAACAAAACCACGCCGGGGAATATAAACGGTTTGTTCAAGAGACATGGACTAAAGCTATTCTAAGAATTTACCACGACAACATTTCTAGTGGTAAGCTAAAAACGAGAGAAACGCCAGAATTAAGTCTTTCAAATTTTATTTCAACGAAAAAAAGTAATTTAAGAGATTATGCTGATGCTTGTTTTCGTTACCTCCGTTTTACAGGTCTCATTACGATCTCTCATAAAAATCGCACTATTTCAATTTTTGAAGAGAAAACACAAGATGTTGATTTTATATTGGATTCAATAGATCGTAATCCAAGAATTTTTGAATCCATTACTGATTTCAAGGAATATCTTTTTACTTCAAATTATCCTGAATTATTTGTAGACCAAAAAGAAAATATCATCGATTCGGTTATGAGATTAAGTTCATATACTAAAAGAGATTTACTAGATCTGTCTGTTATAGATTTGAAAGACCTACTTGATCAAACTACACGCCAAAGAAAAGATATGGTTTTAACACGGCAAATTGACGAGATTAAATCTTACTCCTTATATTCAGAAATAATTGACACATTTAATGAAATTATTTCAGATGAGTATTTCGACGCCCCTCTTATGTTTGAATATAATACCTGGCGCGCTATGACGATGCTTGATGGGGGAATCATTAAGGGTAATTTTAAGTTTGATGATATAGGTCAACCAATGTCGACTGCCCAAGGCAATATGCCTGATATTGAATGCGATTATGAAGATTTTATGTTATCAGTAGAGGTAACTTTGCAATCAGGTCAAAGACAATATGAAAACGAAGGCGAACCTGTTGCCAGGCATTATGGACAATTATTGAAAAAGACCGGAAAAGATACCTATTGTTTATTTATTGCTCCATCAATAAACCAAGCATCATTGGCTCATTTTTATGCTCTAAATCGAATGGAAATTGCTTATTATGGCGGAAAAACCAAAATAGTTCCTATTGACCTAGATCAATTTATGTGTTTAGTTGAGAACTCATATACTTCTCAAGGTCATCCTAATCCAAATGATGTTCGTAGATTTCTAGACGATGCCCTCGAAAAAGCTTCTACTGCGATTGATGAAAATGATTGGAAGGATAAAATTCAACAAAGCGTTACAAATTGGTTAAAAGTTTAATTTTTTGAAAATGCAATAATTCTATTTAAGTTTGATGTTAGCAATTATTAATGTTTGCGCGCAAACATTAATAATTGTTCGTTACTAAAAAGTCATAAGGGGTAGAAAAATGCCAGTTCGGGGATATTATCGAGTTCGTACCGGAAAAAACACCGGGGTTGTTATTTCTTCAGGGTCAGGCAAAGGTTGCGGCCGCACACTCTATTGGGTGACCATCGGCTGGGTCATTTGGTTGTATAAATGGCTTTTTATCGGCCTCTGGAAAGCCAGCAAATGGATGTTTCAAACCGCATTGATCTTGATCCATAAATTATCAGTCTGGATTGAAAATCGGCTCAGCGACCAGGGGCATTATTGGGGGTTGAAAAAGGTAAAAGCCGGGGTCGTGGCGAGCTTGTTGGTGATCTTCATCGGTGGGTGCTGGGTGACAACCGCGCTGGGCCAAGGTGACACAAATCAAGCGACCCTTTCAACGCCAACGACAATTTCTACGAATACGATTGCTGCATTTACATCCACGCCAGTCATCCCCACCACGGCGCCGACATCAACCAGCACAGCGATTCTACCAACTTCACCGAACCCGACCATTACACTGCCGGCGGCCGCTGGCGCTTCCTGCGTCCCTGCTTCGAATGAACGACAGACGGCAAAGGTGGTCAAAATTACTGATGGCGACACCATCATTGTCGAAATTGATGGCCAGGAATTCCCCTTGAGATACATCGGCATGGATTCCCCTGAAACTGGCGCCGCCGGTGGATCTGAAGCAACAGAATTTAATCGCAGCCTAGTGGAAGGCAAAACCGTCACACTAGTGAAAGACACATCCGAGGTCGATCGGTACGACCGCCTCCTCAGATATGTGTTCGTTGGTGATGTCTTTGTCAACAATGAAATGGTCCGTGCCGGCTACGCTACATCCGGGTCGTGGCCACCAGACACTTCTTGCGATTCACAATTATCAAAAACCTATCAAACAGCAAAAGCCAACATGCTCGGGTTGTGGATTCCAACTAAAACAGCCAAGCCATATATCCCGCCCACACCAACACTTAATACAAACAAATCTGGCGTTGTTAGTGGATCTGAAGGCGGAGGTTTATCTGCATCATCTTGCCCCAATGGGTGCACTGAACCGCCATCAGGTTGTGTGATCAAAGGCAATATCAATTCAGAAGGCGTGAAGATATACCACGTGCCAGGCGGAGGGTCTTATAACGTGACTAAGATCACTCCAAGCAAAGGTGAACGATGGTTCTGCACTGAGGCCGAAGCAGTGGCTAATGGCTGGCGTAAAGCCAGAAATTAGGAAAATGGAAAAATTTATAGGAAGGTTGCAATAATTGAAAACAAATAAAAGCATACTTCAAGTAATAAAAGAAAATCCGATAGACTTTTTCGCTTTGATATTGAGCATCATTGCAATAGTTATTAGCATCCTTACTTTTTCGTTTACAAGACCTCACATAAAAATAAGCAATAATTTTCGGGCGGATTATATTTCAAATTATGGTGAATTAGGTTCGTCATATTTTGATGTTTATTGACCAATTCAAGTTGAATTTACGAATTCGGGTAACACTTCAGCTGTAATAAAAAACGTAGACTACTTTTTTACCAAAGGAAATCAATCTTTAAAAATTCTAGGGGTTAGCGATGCCGAATCAAGTCCAAATATGTTGGAAACCATTGTATTCAGCGTCAATAATTTACAAAATGAAAAACCATTAACGATTGAACCCAATACGATTAAGACATTTAAATTCATCATTACTGCTAATTTTCCAACTGGTTATTACAAAATTATTGGTAAAAACCAAAACTCATATAATTATGAGGATGACAGCCTTATTTGGGTTAAATTGAAATTCCATTTTATTGACTCATCAATTCGTCAGACAGCAGATATCTTTTGCACTGATGCACAAAAAATTGAATAAATCAATAAATAATTTGTAGGTTGAGAAAGATATATTTTTAAGAAAAGACTAATATAAGTCGAATTTGTTAAGGAATGCTAAAAAGAATTAACTGATTATTAGGATGCAGTTGGTATAATATTTTGATTTTCCAATATTCCTAGGCGAATTATTCGGGTCACTCGGGAGGGCTTAGACGAGTCCACACCGGGCAGCAAAAAATGAAAGGAACACAAAATGGATACATGGGGAATAATTTGTATTGTTCTTGGGCTCATATTATACTTTGCCTTTAAAAATAATCCAAATCATCAATCTTGGAAAGAATTTGGAATATTTCTTTTTGGTCTCGGTATAGGAATAGTTATCTCAGCAGTATATATTACATACAAGATTTCAAATATCTTTAGTGGGCTTTAAATTTTATGCATAACCAACAAATGTTTGCTCACAAACATTATTAGATGTCGAACCAGAGCATGTTGCCCTGGCGATCTTCATCTACCTTCTTTTGTTCGGCCAGTTTATCCTCTAATACTTTCTGCTCCAAAAGTTCATAGAGTCTGGCTACGCTTGCTTTCCAAGCCGGGAGCATATCAGGCGGTACTTGAACATACTTAACCTGAATTTCAACCTGATATTTATTCTTGGCCATCGTTCCTCCATAAAAACACGCCACCCTTTTTGCGGATGTGACGTGTTGAACAACAAGATCTGATGCCGCGATATTCATATAATACATCAAAATGTTTGCGCGCAAACATTTTTACCCCACCGTTGGCTTAACCTTCTGCTGCAGCAGCACGATCACCTGGTTGAGCAAGTCTTGATCAGCAGAGCTCTCCACTTTAACATTGGATAACCCAGCAATAGTTTGATGCACATCGTCACTCGTCATTACGCCATAGATGCCATCAGTAATGCCAACATCGGCATGCATAATGTTCTGTGAGATGGCTTTTAGCTCCCCCATATCTTTAGCTCGTTTAAGCGCCCATACAGTGTGCCCATGCCTGAATTTGTGAGCTGATTTATACTTCACGCCGGCAATCTCACAGAGCTGCATCAAGTCATCTCGGAAATTATCCTGCCTGGTCTTGATCCGCTCTTTAGTAGGATTCTCATCGGACGGCTGCAAATCATGAGTGAGTGGCACATACCACAATATATGATCAGGCACCCGCTCTCGTAAAAATGCATCCCAATTTTTGACCACCTCCACCAATTCAGGGATATTCAACATCGTGGTTACAGCCGCTTTGTGGTTTTTCGTGTTCACTCCCATGGCTGGAAGTTGAGAGACTTCCATTGAATCTAAATGCACACATTTGATCGGTAATGAAACGAAGGCTCCAATTCTCATTCCTGATAAAAAGAGAAAAGCAACGGCAGCCTGCATCCGCTTGAGCATGATCGTGTTCACTTCGCAAGTTGCCATTTTGATTACTTCTTCTACCTCATAATATTCCCTGGTCTTTACTTCAGATTGTTCGCTGCGAGCTTTGGGGGGTTTAATTGACGCGATCCAGTTCAAATCAATATCCTTATACGTCCTTGGATATTCCGCTCGAGCCCATTTGAAAAATGCACGTGCCGTTTTGCAGCAAGCAGCAAAATGAGCGGTTCCTATAGATGGTTGACCTTCCTTATCCTTTAAACCTGCCAGATAAACCGGAAATGTTGGCTTGATCTTGTAGGCTGTGCTGAACCGGAGGCCATCCGCCCACTCCATAAGATGCTTGAACCTCGGCCGCAGCGTAGCAATCGTGCGATCATCGTTTTGGCTGACTTCTTTTAAAAACGTTTCATATTTCTTCACATCAACATAATTATCGCGGTTGATCATCTTATCCCTGCCATTCCGATGCCTTACAGAACCGGTTAACTTTCTTGTTACACACTGGGCAGCGGCCGGTCAAGTTGGCCACACCACGCGCATTTGGCTTTTCAACTTTTGGTTTAAGCAAAGTCACAATTTTGTTGCATCCCACACAATAAGCCTGGCCTGGTTCCATTTTCATCTTTGCCGGCTTTCGCTGATTGGTCTTGGCATGATCCACCACCCATTTGGCAAACACATCCCCAACAATCCAGATGTTCCCCTGGGCGTCTTTCTCACATGGCGCTCCTGCAGGGATATACGATCTCCGGATGGTATCGACCGATACCCCCATTTCTTCAGCCAATTCAGAGGGTTTGTATTTCATGTGCATTAGTCGCTGCAGTCTCATCACATTGCCCCGTGCTATTTTCAAATCGCTCATGGTTCACCTTAATAAAAAACTACGGTCTCAGATGGGACCGCAGTTAATAGGCGTAAGCAAAAAGACGCTCTCAATTAGCGCTGGTCTCATCTCTTGAAACATTCCGCCTGTCAACGGACCTACATGTTTCGTGAATTAGTACACTTATTCTACATCATTGGCTCAAAAATGTTCCTTAAAAAATAAAAAATCAGATGTAAAATAAGCTATAAACTTATAAACCGCTTGGTCGCAGGTTCGATCCCTGCCGGGTCCACTTTTTCTTTTGGTCGCACGTCCCATCTAGGGATGATATTCGATCCCTACCGGGTCCACTTTTTCGCCTCTTTAAATGTTAAAGCTGCAGGCGAAAATCCCATCAAAACCTCCAGTCCCTGGTCTCAGGGCTGATGGTTAGACGGCGTGGACCCTGTCAGGCCCGCGCCGTTGATTAGGAAAAATGCAATTTTTTTAGAATTATGGGGCAATTTGATTAAAATACTCTAAAATTATTTTTCAATTGGATAAAGGAGTTGAGATGACTGAGAATCCCGGAAATATTCCATGGCAGATTGAAAATATTAGAGTTACTTTATTTAGTAAAAACAATTTAAATCCGAATAACTTAGAATCATGGCTTGAGTCCGTAACAAAACTCATGCCTGAGCAAATTGTTAAGCGACAAAATTCATTCTTTGGAATATCTCGAACCGAAGATGGCGAATTTCGAATTAATTGGAATACCACTAGAATTGATATTCTTTTGGGATCTTCTGATCCAATGAATAATCTAGATTTTATTCCTTTTACAAAAACACTTGAATTATTTGATAAGTATTTTAATAAAATCCCAGAAATGAATGAAACCTTCGATGTACAGCGTGTTGCTGTAGGAATCATTTTATCAGCTAACGTTGAAGATCAGACAGTTGGAATAAAATTAATTTCTACTCAAATCCCTAGTTTACAAATCGATCCAGAATCCCGTGATTTTTTGTATAGAGTAAATCACCCGCAAAAAAGTAATATTAATCCTGAATTTGAATTAAATAGACTTGTGATATGGTCGGTTAGTATTCCCCAGTTAGTGGAAGTTATTCTTTCAACGGATGGGACTCAATCCCAAGAAATTAGATCTGAAAAAACACCCCAGATGCGTTTAGAGATAGATATTAATACAGATGGAAAAACAGACATTAACACAGAAAATAGTAAATTGTTACCCTTGCTAACTGAGCTTCAAAGAATTGCGATAGGTATTATCGAACATGGTGAAATAATTAACCCGCAATAG